AAGAACTCTCGCCAGTCTAGTCCATACTGGATTGAATCAATTCTGTGTACTCCGATCAAATATAGAACATAACTTGCTACACTTGATCCACGTCCTACACCCCATACAATATCGTTGTTACGCATAAATTCTACAAGGTAAATCATATACTGTAATAGTGGAATCATATCACGAGATTCGTATTCACCTAATTCTTCTAAGCAACGATACCAGTTTTTGCTAACTTGTGCTCTTGAACGATCTTTAAAACCGCCTTTGATACGTAGTTGTTCTAGCAAATAATCTTTAACGTCAATCTTTTTATATTCATCAGGCATAAACCATTCACCTTGACATACACCGTCAAAAGTCTTTTGATCTACATCTAGTGGAATATACTTTTGTAGCTTGTCAAAGCCTTGTTCTTCCATAGCGACATTGAAACGATCTACATCGTCTGACTCGTCGCATAATACTACATGGACTTTATCCGCATGACCTGAATAAATCATATCGATAAGATCGCGGTTAGAGAATCGTGGAATACCTAAGTCGTCTGTTTTCATAAGCATAAGTGTATTTTAACTGATATTAATCAAGTTGTCAAGATCATTTTCGCCATTATTTGCATTTAATCGCTGCATAGCTCTAGCGTTTCTTGATCTCATTTCGTCTTTGTACATTTCAAGCACAGCGGTGATCTGTGCTTGAACGTGTGGGTTTTGTGTTTGAAAGTATTTTCGAGAGAGGCTGCTAATAGATTCTTCAACTTCAGAATCTGATAAATCGTTAAAAGAATCTACTAGCGGATTAAACATTAGGTTGTAAACTGTCCTACATAATCTGCATAAACAACAGTGCCACCGTCGTCTGTCCAAAAGTCAACTACTACCGGATCTACAGCTGATGTTACAGTAAACGGACTTGGGAAGTTAGGACCGTATTTCAATGTACCGCCTGACTCAGTAGTCCAAGTAATTGTACGTTCGGTACCATCGCCGCGTACTAGTAATCTAATTCGACCTAATTTATTTTCATCTGGCCATAATGCAAAACGTAGTGTTACGTTTGCTACTACTTGTACACTTTGATAATGACCGTTTGTAAAGTTAATGTCCTGCTGCGAGTTAACACCTGCAATAACATTTACTTCTTCAGTAACTTGTTCTAAACTTGCATCTCTAATAACATTACCACTAAAGTCGTTATCAGCATTTACTTTTGCGGTTGTATCTTGTAATGCAACAATTTCTGCCTTAGCTGCTACAAAGTTGTCTTTGATAGTGCTAAAGTTATCACGAAATCCTTGCGAATCGTTGTCTTGACCTGCTACAGGATATTCTGCATCAATGTCTGTTGTGTTAATATTACTTGCCATTTCTCTCTATCTCCAAAGATATTTATTATATATTAAAATCGTAGTTTGCAAATACGAAGTATTTAGGGTCACCAATCCCTTCAGTGCTGTCTATCAAAAATCTATCAATGTCTAACTCAAATTGTCTGTAGTCAAATTTACTAAATTCAATTGCTGCTTTGATAGTTTCTGATGTTCCAGGTTTGCAGTAGCACAAAGGAATAGACAGTGTATACCCTAACTCCTGAATACTATCTTCTTGTGCTGTACGCATCCATAACGGTAAAAAGTTTCGTTCTGTTCTTCCTAGCTTACTAAATTCTGTACGCACATTACTTATATTTGAAACGTACTTTGTAATTTTATTTGGGTCACTTACTAGTACAGCACTGCTATCTACAAGAACAGTATTTGCTGTTGGCGAAGGTCTTTGTGCTAAATTATTTGCTGGAGTATTTGTAAGATCCACTAGCAGACTGTCGTTGCGTGTTCCAACATAAAAGTCTGTACCGTAATCATATTCTACATCTGCGCCTGAGCGTAACTCAATTGACAAACTACGTCTGTTAGGAACAACTCGCAAAATTCCATTTCTTGCAATTACTTCAAGATATGTTTGTGTGGTTGTATCGTAATCGGCGTTTCTAGATGTTGCTCTTACACTGTCAACAGTAAACTTACTGTTATTTTTGACAGTTATTTTATTAGCAACTTTGCCGTCTCGTTCATAAGGGTCAACTACTTCTAAGTATACTACTTCGTAAATAATATCATTTGTTCCGGGTGTTTTTGCAACTGCTGTTTTTAAATTACTAATTCTATAATTCTTACGCTTTGTAGTTAGTGCCGATGCAGCTACGTATTGTTCTGCTAATTTTGTTTCAATGCCGGAATAAACTAGTAGTTTAATATCTCTAGTTAAACCAAATTCTGAGTCGTTTGGTCTGTAAATGTCTTCAGGCGGAAAAATAGCAGGATCAGTTACAAACTCATTAAATGTAGTTCTTTGTTCTTGTTTAAGCAAAGGTTTAAAATAGACGTTTGAATATAGTTTGTCATCAGGGTCAGAAACCTTAATAGTAAAAGTTCTCTTAGTTGCACTATAACCAAAGTGGTCTTGTGCTTTAACCGTAAATTCGTATTCTCTGTCAATTGACGTTGTATTTCCGTCTAGTATAAGGTTAGCACTATCAAAAACAGTTAGACCTAAATTATCAACAGAACCAAAGCTGTTGATCTTACCAACTATTTCGCCGTCATAAGCTAGTGTTAAGCCTGGAGGAAGTCTACCACTATCTAAAGAATATAATACAAACGCTTCAGGAACATCACTTTTTGCAACTACACTCAATGTAGATATATAGTTTGAATTGATATCTCCTAGATCAGTGTTAGTAACCCAATTAATATTACTGTTAACTTCACCTAGTAGCGTAACTTTAAATGTTTTCTTAGTTTCTGCTTGTTCGTCACTACCACCTGTTTGTCTAACAGCATTAACTGTAAATTTGTATTCTCTAGTAACACTTGGTTGATAAGGAACCTTACCTGAAACTTCCCCCGACTGCGCATCTAGTGACATTCCTGGAGGAAGCTCACTGTCTGATCCGTCATCATTTGTATCTAATAATTCGTATGTAGTAACACCGAGTAAACTATTAGGGTCAATAACATCTAAGAATAATGTTACATAATTGTTGGCTCTTCTAAATCCTAAGTCTGCTGGCGTTAGCCATATAGGTGTTCTAATTGGTGTAGCATCTGCACTAAACACACCGGTACCGATTTGCATAATAGTGTTGTCTGCACGTAAGAAGTCGTCGCCAACAACAAAAATTCTAAATGTTCTATCAGCAGTAGTATCACCGTCTGTAACACTAACTGTAAACTGATAGTATCTGTTTAATTTTTTAGGAACTTGAGTTGGCGTAGCGTAGTCAAAAATAGTAACATCGTAGTAAAAACTATCATAACCTTGTGCGCTTTGAATACTAAAATCGTATGGGTATCTGTCAAAGTTGTTTTCGTCGTATACTCCGCTCTTAGCTTGTTTTTCTAGTGCAAGTACAGGATCAACAACACCGATTAGCTTGCCGTCTCGTGTTAGTGTTATTCCGGGTGGCAGTTCGCCGCCGTCTTGGCCTATAAAATAAACTAATCTTTGTCCTGAGCTTGTGTCTCTGTCAATAACTTGTAGTTGATATTCTACAGGTGTACTATCAAGTATAAACAGACTTTCATTTCTACCAATAGGTAACAAGTCTTCTTCAGTTATCCAAACTGGTTCATCTGCACCTTGTACTTCTATAGAATAAGTTCTATCTTGTGTTTGGCCGTTTAATTTTCCACGTAGTACAAATCTATAAGTGGTATTTCTAGGAACTTCAAACGGTGTGCCTTCTAGTGTAGTTCCATTGAGGCGCATACCTTTTGGTAATTCGCCGCTATGAAGTGTAACTGCTGCACCGTCGGCAACAGGTAATTGTACTGTTGTTGTAATTCTTTCTTGTAAGACTGCAAGTTTGCTGCCCGAGTTTCTTGTCCAAATCGCCATCTATACGCTCTCCGTATAGTATTTATCGTGGTTAAGCACTAATAGGGCCAAGGTTAATATTCACATCTGCAACTGTATCGCCAATAAGTCCGCCTAGATCTACTGTATATTCGTTAAGTACAAGATCAATAAGAGAATTATATGTTCTGTTAATAGTAGGTCCAAAATCCCAGTCTTGATCAAAATACTGATTGATGTCTCTAATGTCAACACCGTGAACTAAACCTGTAAGATTTCCTAAAAATGATCCAGCAGCAATTGTATCAGCGTTTACAATGTTGTTTTGATCAGCATTTAGTGGCCCGCCTAGTCTAGGATTAGTATCTTGTTGCACAAGATTAGTAGCATCAAGGTCAACGAAAACTGTTCCGTTTGTTGCAGTTGTTGTAATATTTTGTCTACCTTCTAAACCTAAATAATTACTATCGTCAACTCTAAGACTTCCGTTGTCAGTTAACACCAAGAAACTTCCCATGCCGCCGGTTGAATTAATTGTTAGAGTTTCGTTGTTGGCTGTAATTGTTGTGTTTTGACCCGGAACAATCTTCTTAAATTGAAGAGTATTGTTTACAGTATCGGCATATACGCCTTCTCCTGTAGTGCCTATATTAGAAGCAGTTAATGGAATCTGCTGTATTCTACTGTTTAAGTCTGTAAAGTTATCGTTTACTTTAATAAACGCTTCACGGAGATCATCGCCTGTTCCGTCGTTTGCAATGTTACCTACATTAATTGTTTGTATAGCCATTTATTATCTCCGTTTAATATATTTATCGCTATAGTGCTGCTATTCTTGCTTTAAAGGCATCGAAATCAACGCTTTGAGCTACTTCGCCTTTAAGGGTGTCGATCCTAATATATCCCGGTATTGTGCCATTTACAGCATCTACTAATAATACACTATCATCAGAATAAACACTTCCGTTTAAATCGCCGTCTATAAAATTAGATCTTAGATTATTTGCTAATATTAAATCGGCAGTTAAAGTATCTGTAGAAGCAGTAAATACATTTTCAGTATTTTGGTCATATACAGTCCTAGTACCAGTCGATAATCTAATTACCTGATTAGAATTTAAAGTTAAGTTACCAGTTACATTGCCAGTTACATTACCAGTTACATCGCCAGTTACGTTTGCGTCTACAGGGCCTACAATTGTACCTGCAACACCGTCTATTAGCATAGTACTATCGTCACTAAACACTGACCCTGTTAAGTCGCCTGTAACATTACCGTTTAGAGATCCAAATAGTGTTCTACTGTCAACATCTAATACAACCGAGTTACCGTCATTAGAATTAACATTACCGTTTAGAGAGCCAGTAATAGTATTTAATGTAATACTATTGCCACCGCTAATAGTTAATACTTCGCCGTCGTATGATAATGTTTGACTATCTGTTTCGCTAGTAATAAATCCTACATCGTTAATTAAATCGCTTAATTGAGTCGGTGCATTTTGTACTTCTGCATATGTTACGTTTGCAGTACGCCATGCGCCTGCATAAAACTTTAAAAATTTATTTTCTGCACTGCCTGTTATGATTACGTTTTGTAATTCGTTTAGTGTTTTATCACTAAGGTCAACGCTAGAACTTAAACTTTGTGCTTCCCATTGTGTATTAACAGTACTCCAACGTAATATATCACCGTTATCTGGATTTGTATCTAATACATCTGTTAAATTAAAAATGCTAGTTACAATGTTAGGCTTGTTAGTTAAACTACTGTAATTACCATCAAAAAGTACTGGAGTATTGTTTAAGTCATCATAGTTGCCTGTTGTTGCAATAGTAGCTAAATTTGTACCGTTAACATTAACTTGTTGTGCAGTTAGTGTTCCAGTAGTTGTAATACTAGATGCATTTACAATCGCTGAACTAGTTAAATCTAAGTTATCACCTCCTGGTAACTCTTTGATTTTATTTCCGTCAGTTGTATCAACTATTAGTGGTATTCTATCTGCCATTATGTTCTTCCTACGACCATTTCAATTGTTCCTTTGCCACCGTCATCTTTGGATTCAAGTGCTTTACCAAGTACTCTGCCAACACCTGGATTGTTGTCTACCATTGCATAACCTGGTACTGCACTTGTTACAAGCATATCGCCTTTTTGTACAGTGCCAATTACTTTACATGGTACACGCCCTGTTAGTGCTATAGCAACAGTATTTACCGCATCTAGTTCTGAGTTCATTAAGTAAGCTGGATTTGTTGAAACAACGCCTGCTACTCTATGATCTCCTTTGGCATTAGTTGTAGTAACTTCTGCATCTCCACCAAATACAAGCACTGTGCCAGGTTCGTATGCTTCATCGCCTACATAGTTCTCTGCTAAGTCAGCATATTTTGCAGTTGTAGCAACACCACTAAATGTATCTGCATAAACAACATCCCAACGCATGCCACTTGAACCTAAGTTTCTACTTCCAGTAGCATCTGGAATAATGTTACTAGCAACATCAGCTTCAAATGTAACTGTGTCAGTTGCAGCGTCACCAAGAGTTACGTTGCCGTTAAATGTAGCGCCGCCATCAACAGTTAGTGTACCGTTAATTGATGTATTACCGTTGTCAGTGTCTACTAAGAATCTGTTAGTTGCATCACTGCCATTTCTAATTCTAAATACACTATTCGCAGCATTAATAAATGTACTACCTTCAACTGTTAAGTTAGCAGTATCGATCTCAACATTTTCAGTCATTGTGATCGAGTTGTTTTTAATAGTAACTCGCGGAGATCCTTGTGCAATCAACAATATTGTATCCGCGTCATCACCTGTAAATCCGTTGCCGTCACCTAAGCCAATACCTGTTGTAACGTTTGCTGCTCCGCCCGATTCACTTGCTGCTTCAATAAAGTTAGTGTACATCCAACTAGATGCAACATAGCTTCCATCATCATAACTTGTTGATCCTGATTTAGCTGCTGATTCAACAAAGTCACCGCCATCGTTTGTAATTCCGCCTAAAACTAGATGCCCAGGAATTTTAGTTTGCAAATCTGCACTTGTGTTACCTGTTGCTTCAAATACTGTAGCACCACCCGGTGTTTTGAAGCTGATTGTTGTACTGTTTAGTGCAATAGTATCATATGTACCAATTAACAATCCAGCAGCATCTAGTTTACCGTTGTCTGTTCTTCTAGCAATAGTGTTGCCTGCTGTACCAATTGAAATATCAGTAGTTGCATAATCGCCATCGCCTAACCTAATCAACGCACTACCTACATCTGTTAGTGCAAGTGCAGTCGGAACGCCTAGTGTTGTTGATAGTGTTGTATCAGTTACAGTGCCTGTTGAGTTAAAGTTTCCACCTGTTACATCTCTAACATAAACAATAAATTCAGAACTTACACTACCTTGTGCAGTGCCGCTTACTCCGCCTTGTGTAATAGTGTCACCGTCATTTACGGTTACACGACTTGTAAATGTAAGTCTAGTAACACCCGAATCGGCCCATTCTCTGTTGTTAAAGTCTTTGTCTTCTAGAGCACTACCAAACTTAGCAACATCACTAAATGGAATAGCACTTGCATCACCTGTGCCTGATGCTGTTCTACCATAAAGTTCGTTTTGTGCAATGTCTGGAGTTTCAGCAAATGCAATACCGTTATCTCTAATTCTCACATAACCTTGTGTGGTTTGGAAGTTTTCGTCACTAAACTTAGCAAGACCTAGATCTGCTTGTACTTTAGCTGCTGATCCACTCCAGCCATTTGTAGCATCGTCTTCGTCAAACGTATCAGCTTTTGTCATTAGCAGTTTACTTTGACGAATATTTGCACCGCTATTAACATCGTTATCGATAATACTATCTGCTACAAGCTGTAAGTTAATTGTAGCGCCATTTTCGTCACGTTCAACAGTTACATCAACGTCAGTATATGTTGCATCTGATGCAGCGCCAACAGTTTTAGTAGTAGCGTTTGCAATTTCATCAATAGGTCCATCTGAAATTGTAGCAAATACACTTTGTCCTGGCTTGTTGTAAAGTGTTTCTCCTACTACAAATTCTCCTGCAACTTCAGTATAAGTTACAATAATTTGACTACCTAGTAACGAGTCTGTAATTGGTTCGATATCAACAATTGTTCCTCGTTTAGTATTACTATTTTGTAGACCAATTTCGTCGCCAACACTCCAGTTACCACCAGTAGTAGGTGTTAGTACAAGTCGTTTCTTCCCAGTTGCAACAACAATGTCGTCGCTTGCAATGCTATTAAATTCAATGTTACGCAAGTCTTCTAACTGATCGTAGTCGTTAACTTTGTCGTCAACATAGTTTTTGTTTGCAGCAGCAGTTCCGTCTGTGCCTGGTAGTGCTAGGTTAGTGATTAAGTTGCTGCCCATGTCAAGGTCAGCTTCCATTGCACTACCACCGTTAAGTGGAAGGAAACCTGTGCCAATTCTGTTGCCGCTTGGTGCAGCTTGAATCTGTGATCCTGCTCCTACATTAAAGCCTAGCACACGATTGATATAACCAACAACTGCTTTTTCAGTTGGTGTCGCTGTACCCGAGTTGTCGCTCATAGAGTCGTCTGCTGAGAACTCATTAACTGTAACACCTCGTTTAAAGCCTAGTGAGTTGGCGTTTGTAATACCAATTTCGCCAGCAAACTCAATATCACCAGTTGCCTGGTCAACACTGAAGAACTTACCTACACGGAAGAAACCGTATTGGTCAGTTGACATCCAGAACACACGCCCTTTACGTCTTTCCCAAACTTGAGCTGTTGTAGCAGTTGGAGCATCAGAATAACTATCAGCAAGATCGTTTTCTGGATCACCTAAAATAACGTTTGGATAGTTTGAATCATTAAATCCACCTGTACCAATTTGTGTAAAGTCGTGTCCTGTTGCTCTACATAGTGAAATAGCAATAGTAATTTCAGCTGTTGCACCTGAGTCCAAGCCAGCTTCAATCACTCTATCAGTTGACGCAACTGGGTCAGCTAGGCCAGTTCCACTGTAGCCTGTAATGTTTGTTCCTTGATCTTCAAATGTAATATATGAAACAGGAGAACCTACAGTATAGTCAGTTATGCGGTGCATTTTACCTCTCCAGGTAAACACCATACCACCTGTATAACCTGCATCGCCAGGCTGTCTGCCAGCTGTATCTCTTGTAAGACGTGTAACATCAATATTAGATGCTAATGGTTTAACAGCAATTTCAGTATCACCTTGTGCAGAACCACGCCCGCTGCCAAGATTTGCAGTATCAATCTCTAAAGTAACAAAGTCAAATCCTACTTCAACCCCAGATAAAATTTCGTCTGATGCAAGAGGCTGTTCAAATGTATTAACTGCTGCAAAGCTCAAACTACGATATGTAACATCGTCACTTTCGTCAAAGTTAATAGCTGTTGAAGGGCGAGTAACTAGTTTGCTAGGATCTCTAACGCCGTCAAATACAAGCGTAAAGTTGTGTCTATATTCGATTGTAGTACCGTTTGTTACTGTTGCTCTTAAACTGCCAAAGAAGTCAGTTGCACTAACATCGTCTGCTCGAATATCTAGTTTGTACACTCTATTACTGTATACTCCGCCTGTGGCAACAATATCAGTGCCTACAACTTCACCGTCTGTTCCGTCGTTGTCTGAGTCTGACATGTTTGTTACATTTGAAATAACATAGTTTAGTACACCAGTTGCGCCACCGTGATTAATAGTAATTAAACTGTTAACTGTTGGTTCATATCGCATATCCGTTACATAAATTGCAGCATCTTCGAATGCGTTAGGTGTGTCAACAGTTGTGTAAGCCTTTGCAGGAACAACCATTGGATCTTTTAGTGTAACCTGGTCCGGAATTTCGTTTGGATCAGCACCTTCTGATACAAGTCCAAAAAAGCCATAACCGTTAGATCCGTTTAGTGAACGAATCTCTGAACCGTTTTTAGCATAGTATGCTGCCTGACAGTAGTATGTAAACATAGATACCATCTCAGAAAACGCACCGTTGTTAGTAACAAGTCCGTAACCTAAATCGTTGATTTGTGTAAAGTCGTTGCCGAGCATCGAACGGTTACCAGCAGTTTGTAGGAAGATGTCTCTGTAGTATAATCCATCTGGGAATTGCGATTCATCATAACCTGTGCCATCGTTTGAATCAGCATCTAAATAAATCTTACACCAGCCGTTTCCGCTATCATAATCTGAAATAGCGTTAACCTGATAACGTCTACCTTCTACGTAGAACGGACATGGTAGTTCTGGTGGACGAATAAACAGGCCTTGGCCTTCTTCTGAGCGCACCCATAACTCAAAGTTACTGATCTTACCACTGCCATTGTAAGTACCAGTATTAATATTCTGTGGAACACTAACAGGAATGTTACCTGTAAACGCATCAACATACATACCACCTCTAAAGCGTTTTTCGTTATCGCTCTTAGAGAAACTCGATCCAGTTTGGATATATGGTGACTTAGTTAGAATTTGTCCTTCAGGATCAAGTACAACCATAAAGCCACCGTGTCCCTGTACAGTAACATTTCTTAAGATACTAGCATCACTCATCATAAACGCATCAACTTGATCATCATCGTTGCGCTTAGGTGGGTTATAATTAGCATCAAATGCAAACGTAACTACATCAATCAAGTCGTCTACAATATCGTCTGTTCCAGTTTCGCCTGCACCTTGTGAAATATCTGGCTCTGCATTAACGTTTTGTGCCGGAGCAGTACCAACAAGTAAATCTCTTGACAGTGTTGCAATATGTTGTATTGCAGCTCTAGTTATATTTGCTTGACCACCAAATCCTCCAGTGTCAGTAGCTTCGTCAATGTTGTATTGTAGAATATAGTTTGAGTAGTACTCGCCTTGAGCTTCAAGTGTAAATTCTTGACCACCTCTAGTTAAATCTTTAATAATTGCATCAACAATTAAACCTACGTCTCTGTAACATTTTGCACTGTCATAGATAAACACGATGTTATCATCAAGATAATCAATAACATCGTCTACAATTGTATTTGTACTAGTGATAATTGAGTTTGCTGCTGCTTCTGTACTATCAGCTACATAAACAATTGAAGGTTTAATTTCTACTGGAAGATTTGTTAGATCACCATCGTCGATCACAGTTTCAATAATGTTAACAAGAGCATTTACTTGGTTACCTTCGTCTACACCTGCATTACTACCGCTAGTGTCTTGTGTTTCTGTATTACCGCTAGTTACTGTTACTGCTACACCTCTAACAATTTGATCAGCAATATCGCCCAGTCTTTCGTATGCTGCAACAGTAGCGTCTGTTTCTCCTACTCCTAGCTGACTTAGTGCTCCAACAAAGTAACTTTCTGCTGCAATTCTTGTTGCACTGTTGCCGCCGTACAAAATATCGTATGCTAATGCATCAACAATGTAACCTACATCTCTTTCACATGTTTGTTCGTTATAATCAAGTAAAGGATAATTTACAGCAATCCAGGCTGTAATTTCTGCTTGCATAAACGTTCTATTGTTAATCAAACGTGTGTGCGCATCATCTGCATTAGTTGTTGGTAGAACGCTTGGCACAGGGAATGTAAATGCATCCGGAGTATTATTGTTAATGATATCAATAATTTCGTCAAAAGCTGCATTTGATCTAGTTCCTGCTGTAACATCTGCAACTACTGCGGCTAGTGCTGCTGTTTGAGACTTAGCTTCGTTGATAGCAAGTAGTGTATTAGTTCTTTCATATGCTAAGTTGTATGCATTGTTAGCACGTTGATATGCTAAACCTGCTATTACAGACTTATAGTTAGACCCTGTTGCTACGTCATAAGCTACAGCATCAAGAATTAAACGCAGATCTCGTCTACAAGTATTTCTATTGTATAACAGCTCATTCTTGTTATTATCAACATAATGAATTACTTCTTCTTGAATGAATGTTTTATTCAAACGCATAATTTGCGCTGCTATATCAAAGTCGCCTGCATTAACAACAGTTGCTCCAGTATTTTTAATTCTTTCGTTGTCGGTTAAGTAGTGACGACCAAAGTACCCTTGTAGATCGCCATTTTGATTATAAAATGGAGAACCTGTAGTTGCTAGTGGAATTTCATCAAATTCGTTATCACGGAAGAAGTAAGTGTCTGCCCATGGCGATTGCGATACACGTCTCTTAGGACGAATGATCACTCGTCTAAATTCATCACCTTTCAGTGATACGTTATTTGCAATCTTAATTGGTAAGTCTTCTTCGTAAATGCCTGACTCAACAAAAATTGTAACTTGTTTTTGCTTAACAAAGTTACCGTATCTAACAGTTTCGTTAATACTAAAGTCTTTACCGTTTAACTGGATTAGTTCAAAAGTATCATTGTTATCTTCTGTACCATCGTTATTTGTAACTTTTACGATTCGTCCTTCCGCACCTGAAATGTTACCAACTATAATTTTACCAGGTAACGTATCTGTGTTGTCTGGATCAGCTTGATCTACAAATGTTCTTGTACCGTTGTCTAATACTAGTTTATAGTTCATACCATAAACAATATCTGGAGCAGCGTCAATTCCGTCACGCATAATGTCAATAATTTGATCAATCTTACCGCCATCGCCTGTAATAGCCAGTCTTGCAGTATCGTCGGCGTTCGGCTGATCAAATGTTTGATCAACTTTAATACTGTTAAACTCGTCTACACGATCTTGGAATACTTGACCTAAAACACCGCCAGTTGTATACGGAGTGTATGAACTAATATCCCAAAGTTCTAAAAGATCAGGGTCTGTATATAATTCAATAATTTTACCGTCTATTGCAACATCGTCATCTTCGATATTTTTAACATATGCTGTTTGGCCTTCAATCTCTACCATGCCGCCCATGTCTTTAAAGAATACTTGATCACCGTCTTCCAATCCGTGATCAGTAGTAGTTTGTACTCTTGCACGTTCGTTGTTATCGCCACTCAACGTAATAGTATCAACTGACTTTTCGTTGTACAGTCTATTTCTTAATACTGTGTCAACAAGTAACGATAGTTGTGCAATTGCACCTAGTGTTTCTGTTTTTTGTTGTGTAATAGCAATTCTGCCACTAACACTAGAATAATATCTTTCAGCTGCTTGAATTGAAAGATAGTTTGCTGATAGTCCTCTACGGATATCGTATTCTATGGCATCTAAAATTAATCCAGTATCTCTTTCACAAGTATCAATATTGTAAACAAAGTTAGGATAGGTATACTTAATCCAACCTGAAATTTCTTTTACAAGATATTCTCTGTTGATCTTAATTAGATCACCTGTTTGAATGCCGCCCCAACTATCAGTTCCTGCAAATCCTCTAGTAGTAACTTCTGCAGGACTGTCGTTTTCTTCTTTGGTAATTGTTTGGAAGTATGGCCCTGGTTCTGCTGGAGATGTTTTAATAACTTCTTCTGCTCGTCTTGCAGCAGCGTTAATTGTTCTATATGCATAGTTTAGCGATGTACCTTCTTTTCCTGGTGGAACACCAACCATTCTGTCGTCACCGTCTAAGCTAACAAATAAGTTTTGTGTAGAAGCATAACCTGCATTATCAACATAAAATTTAGTTGCTGCTTGCAAGTCATCTGCACCATTTGGTGTACCAAATCCTGATAGTTCGCCTGGATGATCAGAAAGCGTAAGCACACCTTCCATTTTGTCGCCTTGTCTACGCACAATGGCGTCTCTTGGCAATGCAACGTCACCTAGGAAGTTTCCTTCTAAGTTTTCATCTACGCCAGTATCGACCATTTGATGTACATCGTCGTCAGCTTTGACGCCACTTACATAAGTTTTTGCTGCGTCTGCTTCAGTGTCGCTTACTAGGGCAGCATCTTCTCTTGTCAAAAATACCGATAGTAAGTTTTCACTTACATAACGCAAGAAGTATACAGGTTGTACAACACCTGTTGCAGATGTAGTTCCTGTAGCTTTGAACACTTCCCCAACTGTGCCAAAATCAGCACCAATTGATGTCCAAGGAACATTTCCTACTGTTTTAATCTTATACGTTTGACCTTCTACAATATCAGAAGCAAGTTCTTCACTATTTAAATTTGTTGGATCATCGTAAATAGAATCAAAAACAAATTTTAGTCCGTTAATGCTGGTATCGTAACCATGATCGACAACTTCAATGTCACCGTTTAGATAACGTGAAATATTTAGTTTATAAGAATCCTGTGTTAAAGGTTCAGGTGCAACTCTAATTGGCAAACCTGAGCTAATATATCGTCTATCAGCATAACCTTTGTTAATAACAAGATCGTCGATGTTGATATTAGTGTTGTGTATATCATTGAACTGTTCAGCAGCTTCTTCTGATACAGCAATATTTGCAATAGCATTTGATGCAGCGTTTAGAGGAGCACCTAAACTTGGGCTTGTATCATCTGATAGTTGTGTAAAACCTGAACTAATAATAAGTTTACCCGGAACTGAGTAACTAAATGTAATAGTGTCAGTTGCTTGTGAATCTAATGCACTATTAGATGCTAATGTAACTAGGTCTAATCCACTTCCGTCTGTCTTCACTAACGGAATTGTATTTGGAAGTAGCGAGTCTGGTGTATCACTTAGTGCAGTAAACGAAATAGTACCACTTTGGCCAAAAATAGCGTAAATTTCTTGGAAGTTTTCGTTAACTTTACGGAAGGATTCGCGAATACTATCGCCGGTGCCGTCGTTACCCTCAACACCGATATTAATGTCTTGTCTTGCCATTTATGTATGCTCCACTATGGTTTTATGCTTTAACATAGTTATTTATCGTATCGTTTTATAATCTTAATGTAAATACAGTATGTTCATTCGAGAATACACACTAAAGAAGATGTACGAGCGCCTAAGTAAGTTAGGTAAAAGACATACTTACTATAGAGATATGACTATGGTAGTACTTCGTTGTGATAGTTGTGGATCTGAGTTTGAACGTTCTAGAGGAAGTATGGATCCTAAACGTCTAAACAATAATTATTTCCATGTTTGTAGTAATTGTGATGCAAAAACGTTTGCACAGAAGAAAGGCGTAGAGCGCAAGCAAATATGGAACTTGCCTGCAAGCTCTGATATTCCTATTAGCCAAATATAGAATCGTTAAAGTTTACACTTACACCACATCCGCAGGCAGATTGTGCATTTGGATTTTGTATGTCAAACATTGCACCAATAATATCTTTCTTATAATCAATAGTTGATCCTAACAGAAACATAACACTTTCTGTACCTACAACAAAAGCACATCCTTCGCTAGTCTTAACGACTTCGTCAGTTTCTTTTAGATCTGTTGGTGTTTCGACAAGTTGCCAGTCGTATTCAAAGCCGGCACAGCCGCCGCCTTTTACATTTAAACTTACACCATAACATTCGTTTTCAGTTGCTAGAGTATTGATTTGCTTTTCTGCTGCTGGAGTTAGTGTTACGATCATTTGCCTTTTTCGCCATATTTAGATGATTGTTTTAAATTTTCTTTTTTCTTCTGGGCCCAAGATTTTGCCATTAGTCTTCCTTCTTCCAAATAGTCCAAGCACCGTATGCAATAGCACCGTATGCTACTAAACTTGCAATTGGTTTAAAAATTAAAAATGCAATGCCTGCACCTACTAATACTGCACCGTCTAGTGTAGTTCTTTCATTCAATCTAGATGTAATCCATTTTTTCATAATCTTCTCCTATAATTTATTTATTGCTTGCTTTACATAATTTAAAATATAAGTTTTATTTGGAAATTCTAACGCATAAGCAATGTCTAAGAATTCTTGTAAATTTTCTTTTGATTGTTTGTCTAATGCAAGGTGAGTAGGATATGTTAATAAATTAATATACCATTTTTTGTTAAACTTAGATACAAAGTCTACTAGATTAGGAAGATCAAACCAATTGTTATAATGTAACACTGTGTTTATTTCAAAATCATATTCGTTGCCAAAACAATAATCAATAAAGTCTAGTGTGTCTTGCCACTTACTTCCGCCTCGTACTTGCTCGTTAATTGTTCCTACTCCGTCAATACTAATTATAAAACGTACCTTTTTAAATGAGTTCCAAACGTATTCACACTCACCGGATGGAATATAACTTGCGTTTGTATTGTATACAACTTCACAATCTGCAGGACTAGGATGTAAATTTAGAATGTCTAAATGCTTGTCTGTAATAAGTGGCTCACCGCCTAGAAATAATATCTTTTCTATTGTACTAGGTACATTAACAACTTCGTTAATTGTAAGATGTTTATTAAGTGGGTTTCCGTAGATCAGCTTTTCTTTTGCCATCCAACTGGTGCTGAATTCAGAATTACAGCCGTCACAAACTAAATTGCATAGATTGTCTACACCAATCTCTAAGAACTTTACCTGAGGTATATCTGTTTTATACTTTTCATTTAGTTCATTGCGTAAACTTACAAGTCCTAATGCTTCTTCATCATAACACTTTTGACATTCTGGAATATGTTCGCCTTTAATGCTTTTTTGTCTAAGCTCTTCGTATGCTGAACCCTGTATAACTGCATCAATGTCTCCGTCAAATTCTGCCACAGAGTCTTTAAATCGGCAACAAGGATAAACCCTGTTGCCTGGTCTAATATTCACATAGTTCCAAAATGCACTACAAGTCATTAATTAAAGTAATCTTCTCGTGAACCTTTGCGTTTAGTATCAAGTGTTACACAGTGGAAGCCTCCACTTAGTGTACGTGCTTGACGCATAGGCAATCCGATTGATTCAATACCATGCTGATCTAATACTTTACGCAACTCATGTTGATTTTCGTCACAAATAACCAACTCTTCGTTGACACTCATAAAGTTAAGACCGATGTACTTACTACAAGGCGAAACTCCATTTGCTAGGTTAGTACCGATATCATGTACCTTATCACCCGGAAAGAAAATCTTGTCCCATGATTCAAAGATTGGCGGATACCAATCGGGCGTAATTCTATCACCGTTAAACAAAACTAGTCCAGGACGTAACGGAATAACTGTACTATCAAAGTGTGAATAACTATAGAACTTCTCTGCTAGGTGGATACGGTAACCTAGTGGTTCAAGAATAGTTTTTAGCCACTTACCGCCTAACAAGGTGCCCGAGTTAGATACTTGATATAACAAGTCGTTGCCTAAACGTACTACGTTGGGAGCATCAAATACAATTTCTTTGTTTACTAGAGTCGGAATACTTAGATCTTCTAATTGATAGCTTTCGTCAAGTAGCTTAGGGCGTGGAGCACTAATCCACTGCGATCCACCTTCCATTGCTTCGTACAAGAATTCTCTATATGCTGTTGTTTCAAACTGGCGAGCTCGCATAGCACCTGGACAATCAATAATAAGATTATCTAGTGGTAATAACAAGTCACGTGGACAATAGGTATACCATCCAGTTGTTTTCCAATCTGGTGTGCTAAACTCTTTTGAATGATCAATTGACTCAGGGCGTCTTACTTTAACACCTAAATCTGATAGTACTTTAGCAAAGCCGTCTAGATCTTCGTTTGCTTCATCGATTACCCACTGCGGGCTAGGACCTTCTAGATCTTTGATATGTTCCCATTTACAATCAGCAAAACCAAAGCTGTGCGTTGATTTGTCTACAGTAGGAATACGAGCGTGATCCGCAATACCTACAAATACTTCTTCTAACGGATCCCAGTCGTTGTGACTACTTACTACTGTCATTTAATTTTTCTCCTATAAGTTCTGAAATACATATTCTGTTTACATCTGACCCGCGATTCATATGCTGCCACTTGTCACCGCCTAAGCCAAACATAATACAGTCTGTTTCTTTTAATTCTTGTTCTTTACATACTTGAGAATATGCTTTGTTGTACACTTCCCAATTATAGTCTACTGAATAATTTTTAATTAGTTCATTAGCAATACTTAATCCAATACGATTATGCATATCAACAGAATTGAATACATCTATACCATCATCTGTATCACTACGTTCTAAACGCATACCTACACGTAAAAACTCTGCTCCGTAGAATGCTTTTGAAATTGAAAATGTAATTGTTTCAACACACGTATACTTGTCTAAATCTATATTAATATTTTTAGTGCAAGGGTAGTATGCAAAATCTAATAATACTGGAATACCTAGTTCGTTGCACTTATCAAGTACGTCTGTTAAGTCGTCACGTTGTTTTCCAAAGTCTGAAAAAGGTACACTTATAATTACTGCATTATGTATGTCTAGCTCACAGTCTTCAATGAACGAATACGTACCGCCATGTTTGAGAACAGCACTGTGATACATAAACTCTCCTCTGAAGAATCTAAAGTGCTTATTCTTATGGCGCCAATACCAGTGGTCAAATGCTTGCGCACTTCCTGCAACTAGTCTACGATTAGTAAAATTTTCAATTCCTTTAATTGTATTATTTTTACTACTTGCAATCCAATTATAAAAGTTTTCAGTAAACTCTGCAGGAATATTATTATTATATAAACTATCTGTTACATCAAGTGAATTGATAAATGTTTGTATGCTCCTATCAGCAACAGGCTTAGCACCTCTTAAGTTCATTTAATACTCCAGTTATCTGCATGGTGTATTTTGTCTCCATGCCCATATTACCACTTACATGTGGCTCATCACGTTTTATTAGTATAGCATCACCCCGCTTCCAATGCAAGACTGGATTGTCATTTATTTCAAAATAATGTCCACTTTTCCAATCTTCTAAGAAAATGTTAACACGGACACAGTCGTATGGATCTACATCATAGTTTTTTGCAAACTGATAAAATGTATCTTCATGTATAGGAAGTGTTTGTCCTACAGGTTGTTTCATTATGCCAACACTGTATCGAGGAAACAGTGTGCGACAAAACTCATGCACATCGTCGTCAACATCAAATGCACGATAGTACATACTGTTGTTGTGATTATATCCTGCTTCTAAATATTTTAAATTTTGTTCTTCAAACTCTCCTGCACGATCTAAAATAGTTACATTGTCTTCATGCATCCATTTATAAACCGTGTAATTAAAGTTTGGTAGTGTAAAGTTTATTTTTCCCATGGCTTATCGTATGGTACCTTTTCTTTATCGTCAAACCAGTATAGGCTGCGATGTGGTGGAAATTTATCATCATGCTTGCTGTTGCTCACATAATAAAACAGTCTTAGATTCTTACGACATGTGCCTTTTGGATTTGTCATAGGTTCGGGGTAACCGTGATACGCAAGATTATTATAACTCCAAACAACCATATTGCCAGCATCCGGAACAACACGGCTTAGTACACGCTCTCTATCTGTGTCATAAAAATCTAAGTTTCCGCCCCAAGACTCGTTCCAATCTTCGTTAAGGTATATTACTACGCTTAGGCGTCTATGTAAATGTAGTTGTTCATTCCAGTTAAAATCTGTGTGTACTTTAAGACTATCGCCGGTATAACCCTTTGCATAACCAGCACCTACTAAATGTGGATCTGGAATTAAATCAACTGTATCTGTTACTTCTTGTAGCCATTTAAGAAAAGGGCTAGAATGCAGTGCATTAATGACTTCATCTTGGATAGGAGTATCTTCTAGGTTGTTGTATTCATACATACAACTTCCTTTACGAGTAAATTTTTTACCTTTTTCAATTGGGAGATTTTCTAGTTCTTTCGCCATCTGTTTTACTACTTCAATTGGCAGTAAATTTTTAATTTCTAACTTAGAATAACCTGGATGGTTTCGATATTCTTGCTGTAGTTCATATGTGTTCGAAAAGTTCGAACGGATATGATCTAGTATTGCTTTTTTAATTTTGCTCAATTCTGAGACTCCTTATTACTGCATATACTATATACTATTAATCTTGCGTTGTCAAGATAAAACTGAAATCTATAGGAAGAAATTATGATTAAATGGTTAACAGGATTAGTATTTGGAAAAACGTTTGTCCCACACGACCCACCGTTAGAAGAATATCAAAAACACGTAAAAGCCAACGAAGAACGAAAGGCTGCAGAAGAAACTAAAGCTAAAAAATCTACTGCTAAAAAGAAAGCAAAAGTTGATTTAGATTCTATGAAGAAAGATGAGCTACTTGCTCATGCTAAGAAGAATGGTATTAAAGCCAACGCTAGTATGAAAAAAGCAGACATCTTAGCCGCGATTAACAACGGCTGATTGTAATTGCGCTAGTGCAGTTTCTTGGCGAGCCAGCTTGCGTTCTAGGACGTCTATAGCGGCTCGCTGTTTTCTTGACTGCTCTTCCAAACTACGTACATATTCAACTGTAGGAATCTCACGAGAGCTACCATCTTCGGCAACCATAGTAAATCGATCTACGCCCTGTGCTTTTAATCCACCTGTTACACGGTTAGGATTCTTATCAGATGATGATTGGGTCTGGGCCGGCTTGTTTCTGCCGTACATCTTGCTTAGGTAACTCATAGTGCTTTCTCTCCATATTGTATTTATGTAATGCAATGCTGGCTAAATTTTTCATTTTGCTTTCTACCATAATATCTGAATAATCTAGAAACTCTAATGCGTAATCGTTTACTGCTCGATTCCACATGTAATCACTGTGTGCTCGTAGTTTTGCTTTCTTATAGCCTTGTTCTAGTAAGTTAGTCATATTAGGACGTTTGCCTTTTGCATGTGTAGGCAATAGATCTTCACGTGATACACTGTAATGGATCACAGGACGTACACCACGCCAGCTATCAATCACGCGAGCAAATCGATCGTCGGTTGGTAGAATGTATTCACCCTCACGGCACCAGTGATGGTGTATGTCAAGTACGAGTGCGCAGTGGTCGACAAGTTCAAGGCTGTGTTCGAGTCCCCACTTGTTTTCGTCGTTCTCGATCGTGATAGTGTTTCGTGCTTCGGGCGAGAGTCTCTTGAGGGCGTCTTTAATACCTTGGGGACCTTTTCGACCCGATATGTGGACATTGCATTTAAAGTCTTGGAATCGTTTGCCGTAACCCATCCAGCGTATGACATTGGTGTGATATTCAAATTCTTCTATGCTCCTCTCTACAATCTCGGGGCTATCAGATGCAAGAACAGTGAACTGACCAGGATGCATACTAAGCCGTACATCAAGATGTCTCGCAAGCTCGCCCACTTTGGCAAATTCACGTTCGCAATACTCAACAACATCAGGCTTACGCCAATAGTAAGACCAATCAGGCTGAGTATAAACAGGAAGTACATCACTGCCCAAACGAACCATTCGTAACTCATGTGGTAAACTCCCTACGTATTCAATCAAGTTATAGTACGATTGAATATTGTGTACCATAATGTCCCACAAACGTTGTTCAGCATCATCACGTGTCTGTCTGTTGAGCCACTGTACCGTTGTACTACGAGTATTTAGTGGTCGTTGAATTTCTTCTAGCAGTTTTTTCTTCTGCGTTTGGTCGTTGTGCATGTATTTACATGCAAAGCCTATGCGTTGTATATTATTCATGTGTTTATTATAGTGCCTAAGTTGTTGTTTGTCTAGAGTGTTTATTGCCAATTTTTTATTACCCAAGGATCTTCACAATTTTCTGGATTTGGATCGCCGTGAAAAACACATATAGCACAATCCGACGGCGGCGTACAATGTTCAATTGTTCTTAGTTGTCGTTTGCCTTTGGGCATTTTATAATTTAGATCTTTAGACTGTCGTATTTCCCATTTCCAACTCATAATCCAGTTGTCAGGAAATAACTTTGCAGGTGTTTTTAATTTTTCAGCAGCATCATACATCCAGTCTTGATCGCCGTGAAACTTTTTTTGTATGGCTGTTCTGTTTCTTTCAAAATCTTTCCACATATAATCCATTTCGCCTGCACGAAAGCGTACAATACTTGAATTATATTTTTGCCAAGTTGGGCGCATCTTACGAGTAAAGTCACGTATTGTACACCAGTTTTTTTCTTCCCATGTAAACAGATGATCTATGTTGTTAGCAATAACAACATCTAAATCCATATAAAGAACTGTACCTTTTAACGGAAGATCATTGCTAAACATATAAGGCTTGCACCACCAACCTTGCAAATAGTCAGGAAGTTTTAATATCTTAATGTCTGGGTCAATACCTTGTTTATCGTCTGTCAAACACACCATTTCAAAGTCTAGAGTACAGTGACGCTTGACCATACTGTACAATATGTTTACATAATCAGCACTGTACTTTGTGCCGTGTTTTAGGCACAGCACATAGTATTTGTCTTTGATTAAAGGATTAGCATTGTAAGGCTCTACATCTTGCAGTTCATTTAGTTCTGCAAGTTCTTTTAGAATCTTTTCTTGCTTTTTGCGAGCTTTGCGTTGTTCTTTAGTCTCGCCTTCAATATACTTTTTAACCATTAATACGTTTTAATAGATCCTTAGGTGATTCCCAATCCCAACGTGGCTTCTGTGTCATATAAGACTCTGCTTCTTTTGCTTGCTTCATTGCAGTTGCTTCATCTACTTCACACATAGCATCGTTGCGCTCGTGTTCATAAACTCGTACACGCTCAATGTAGCAACGTCCTTGTGAGATCTTGTTAATGTAAGGGTTTACGTGTTCCCAAATAAACACACTGCTCATTTCCATTGAAACACCGCTTGGTAGTACACGAAGCGTACCTAGTACACC